TGGTCAAGTAAACCATCTAACTTCAAATGACGCTGTCCGAATCTTAGTTCCATATCTATGTTTGCAATGTGAGGATAATTTCTGAAGACTTCAGGATGGTCAATGAAATCGGATAACTTTCCAGTTAGTAAAATGCTGTCCAACCTAATATTTGGAGTTGTAGGTTGCATCTGCATGCCCAACCTACTAATAATTTTCTTTATTAATTCTGCTTCATTCTTCCATTTCAAGTCTTTATCGGATATTTCCCACACTAATTCACCTGACGGCTGCTGATAAAATCCTGTCTTTTCCCACACGTCCTCAAGACTATGACCCTGATGAATCATATCTGCGGCTTGTTGATACTTCTGCTGTAGAGGAATATTACCAGACCAATCAGCAGCTTGTTTTCCTGCAAACATTGAAAACTTAGGAACTTCCAGTAGTGACTTTATCTGGGTAGTTGGGTCAAATGGTAAGGGTGATTTCTTGATTGTTGCTAGGTTCATGTTCTGAACTGCTTCTACTATCTGCGTTTGCATTTCAGGTGTGAAGTTAGGCATCTTGTTCTTGGCTACATTTATTCCAAGCTTGGCTACTCCGCCTGTCATCCATGCATCCACCAAAAACCCTAGAGGGTCTTCTATTACAGTCCTTCTGAAGTCTTCTGGTGTACCATATCTACCAATTCCCCACTCCTTGAAATCATTAAACTTCTCTATAGAGGCTTCAAAGTCATGTCCAAACGCCTTGCCTATCTTGACTGTGGTGTCCTCCCAAGAGTCAGGCATCAACTCAAGCAGTCCACCTTCTGCTGTTTGAGCGATACCTGTAACCGCATCAATAGGACTAGTGACTAACTCTGTAAAGCCTCTTGCTACATTGACTGCACTACCGGGTAGGTTTTCTCCTGCTACTTTCATACCCTCTTCACCAAGCATCAGGCTCGGAAGCCATGCCAAAGGTGTCATGGAAAATCCCATAGGATACATTCCTAAGTCTGCTTTATCAGTTGCTGGAGGTGCAGGTGTTGGTTCAGTATCTATATTGAATAGGCTTACTGCACCATCAAGACCTGCATTCAAAATATCTGATGCTGTATCAGAGACTATATTAGATACAGCACCCCATGTCTGGCCCATTAGACTGTTAGGGTTGTCATACTTGAAAACCTCTTGATTCTTGCCTAGGTAATTCCACAGACTTATCATACAACTCCTTTCAGGTTACGTCTTAGTGGTTTATCCCAGTTGGAATCCACCAGACTGTATCCGACAGCAAGATACCTCATAGCATCTGCTCCATGAGATGCCCAGTTGTGGTTAGGCTTCATTCTCCAGACCTTGCCATTGTCATCCCAATCTCTTGAGTAGTTTAACAGGGTATCAATTCCCTTCTCGCATTTCTTCTCATCGAAGTAACACCTATCAAGTAATGTCCTGACATGTTGGATACCATCATCAATGAGTAGGTCAGGTGCAATATCTATATCCCTGAGTCCTAAGCTCTCCAGTATCTCGATACGACTCTTGCCACTTCCTAACTCCCTGACCCTGACATCATGTGGGAAGATATGCTGGTCGTATACATAAGGTTTATCCTGAAGGACTTTTACATAATGCTCAAGCCCCACCCCACTTGTTTCATAGTAGTCAATCAGGTGAACCTCTGTCCCAATGAATTGTGCAAACCATATAGCTGTTGAATCACCTATGCCCAAGTCCCAAGAGGTTACAACTCCTTTGGCTCTATCGTATGGAACTGAACAGATTCTACCTTCATCCTTGATTCGTCTCATCTCCAAGCCATAGTAACTGCCCTCTGTATATATCAGGAAGTCTCCCTCCCAGATATGGCTGTATGTTTCAATACGTTTCTCTTTGTCTTCTAGTCTGGTCAGCTCAAGTACATGTGGAAACCAAGGGTTGTCCCTATAATTGAGTTCAACTATCTTGGATTCTTTCGGTGGGTCTAATCTAAATCTTTCATGGGTGGCTGAATATTTTGATAGAGGATTCCATGTGACCCACAATTCACTATCAACCTCTCGAATCGTAGGTAAAAGCACATCATAAGCCCTGCCACTTAACGCTTCAGCTTCATCTACCCAGCACAACAGGATACGGGCCTTGGACTTGATAGAGTCTAGTGAGCGTCTGAGTCCTGAGAACGTGTAGTGTATGTTGCCATCTCTAGACCTGATGAACTTCTCTCCGCACTCCCAATAATCATCTAGCCAAGGGATTGATTGAATCGCTATCTTAATCTCTTCTAATGAGGATTCTCCTAAGCTATTCATGAACTCTCTGGCACACAGTATCTGTCCCTTAACACCAGACATGCCTAATTGATAACCTTTGACTGCTGTCATCAATGCAAAACTTCTGGTTTTTGAACTACCTCTACCTCCAAAGCTACCCCTTATTCGAGCCTTACCTTCAAAGACCGGGACTAATTTAGGTGGCAATTCTATATCAACACTATTCTTCTTCATTCACTTTAGCTACTAATCTAATGATTGTTGGCTTCATGCTTCCATCCTTTGAACTTATGTCTTGCTCCATCTTATCGTGGAAGCCATGCTTACCTAATACAAGCTTAGTAATAGCTGAATTGAATGTGTTTGAGAGTCCATTGTTTATCAGAACTTTCTGCTGTTTTTGAATTAGCATCCCTAATATGTCGGAAAACTCTTTGGAATCTTGCTTGGCCCAATCGTATAAAGTGTCTCTGTGTAGCTCTAAGTGTCTCTGTGTAGCTCTAATACTTCAGCTAATCCTTCGATGCTTGGAATCATATCTCCATGAATCTCATAATCATTAATGTACTCGTAAGACTTATCTACCATCTCTTGAGAATACTTGGTTGGTCTAGCCATAATTAAAACTTATCGTTTGTGTGCCAATACTCATAGTCTCCCCACAAGTCTTCTACTGCTTTTGCTAACATTGACCAAGCAAGACCACCATCAGCTTCATATATCTGTTCATCACTAACCATGTATGCATACCTTCTAATTTCATGCGCTCTATCCTGAGTGCAATCTATACTGCGTATCTCATGATGCAGTTCTAGTGGTGTACAGTCATCAAGTTCTCTAACCATCATACTTCTCCTAATACACTTTGGGAATGAATATATATTCCCAATTCCCAAATTCCCAAATAGTCTAGGACACTCCACAAGCTACTTACCACAGTTTCTAAAAGGAATGTCCTAGCCATTTAGATGTATCTCCCCTTCATGTGCTTCTTCCACACTCACTCTGAAGTCCGTCAGCCTGAGAAATATTTCGACCTGCTTGTCTACATCCTTTGCAGTCGTACCCTCTCCCATCAGGACTGCTGTGAACTCACACAATGCTATGTATTTAGTTGGTAATGTCTCAAGGTCTAGTTGCAATGATTTGTCTTCAGCCATTCTCTTGCTCTCCTGATTTTCTGCCAATACTATCATAATACAGGTCTTCAGGTCTAGGTAAAATCAATCCCATGTCCTGAGCAAGTAAGTCAATCTTCAATAAATACTCTGAAAATTCTTTCACGCCAAGCTTTGTAGTCGAGGGAATAATCTTGATGGTATGGCCCCTGACCTTCTCGAACTCACAACCAAGATACATCTCTCTTAGGTAATTGTGCATGGCATCCTGAGTATTGCCTGTCTCCTCGAATACCTTCAGCCATTTCCAATATAATTTGTTCTGCTTCATTGAACGTGAGTCTGTGTTGGGTTTCATTTCAACGACAACCTCGTCACAATCAGTATCTTTGAAAACACCTCTTGTCATATTCTCAAGTATGTGAGATTTAGGTTTGTGTCTTTGTAGCATTCGTTTCATATCAAACCCTTCTTCTTCAATTTATTTCGAGTCTCGCTGATAGCGTATTCCACCAGCTCACCTATAAATTCTTTCGTGTAATATGGATGTGTGCCTGAATCATACGTCTGGTGGCAGTAAAAACAGGAATAAAATCCAACATCCTTTCCATCTTCATCGAGAGATTTCTGTCCCATTCCTGCCCCGTTTTTATGTGCGAAAATTACTCCCTCGAAACCCTTGCACCTGTCCAAACGAAGTGTACACGCTTCATCTCTCGCACTCT